CACATTGACTGGCATTTATAGAAGCAAGTATTGACGGTAGAATTCTCCTAGTATTGGCGTATTGTCAGTACATTTCTTCCGCCATTGGCAGCGAGATGCACGCCGTCATTTTAGGTGAGAAGCGACAGTATACCTCCGAGTTTAAGCTGCCTAAATTGAGGAAAAAGATCATATACCTTGACCAATTTATAATAAGCAATATGTTAAAAGCTATTAATCCGAAGATCAAAGGACATGAAAGGGTTAAAGAGAATGAGTTTTGGTTGACTGTCTTTAAGAAACTGGATACATTATCTAAACTACAGTTAATTGTTTGTCCAGATTCTTTAACACATTTTGATGAGTCGATAGTGACAGACTATTTCGATAAATTGCGTAGGATGTATGAACTATTATCTCATGGCGCTTCTTTCTACGAGTTTGAAACCATTGAACGCTTTCACGTCATAGAAAGTGTTAGGAGATGGATTAAGGCTATTGATAACGGAGATGTACTGTTAGACACAGAATCAATAATACGTCAAGATGTTCATAGGTGGCAGGATAGATTTATTATTTCTGTGAAGTTAAGTGAAAAGGAAACTATCGTTAACGAAATTAGAAAGTCAAAAATCCTAGAAGATACTTACATCAACGAGTTATTTAAAAGTTGGCAAAGTGTCCCTAAATTCAATTTTGAAAGTCAATATCATTTTGAATTAAGGTCATATGGAAAGACAATAATAGAGTGTTATATTGAATGTTTAGAAAAGCTTCAGAAAGTGGCGATGGGAGAACTTCCTGATAAACTTGAAATGTTAACCACCAATTCGACGACAGTTCTCATACTCGACATTAAGGAAACATTGGAACATGAAGGAATTAGTAAAGATGAGACTTTACAAAAAACCATAGAGTTTTTATTATCGGATTTTGCGAGTAAGATTCCTTCACATAGGATAGCGGCATTAATGTATGCTGCACTTGCAAGAAGAGCTGCTTCTGGACAGAAGAGACTTCTCAAGGGGAGCATCTTTAACGATGTAAAGACGATCTCTAATTTATTACCGTATTGTGATGCAATGTTCATTGATATAGAATGTGCTAGCCTATTAAATGAGGTAAAAAGTAGAATTGAATATGGAGCGAATATTTATTCATTAAACAATAAAGCCGAATTCCTTGCTTACTTAGAAAGCATAAAAGATGAAATGAGTAACGATCATTTGCAAATTGTTTATGAAGTATATGGAGAAAGTTCAGTAAGTCCATATACTCAGATGTATTTAAACGATGATTAGTAAGAGCAGGATATTTTATCCTGCTTAATTTTTTTAAGGATGTGATACTTTGAACACAAACGAAAACTTAATAATCGAATGTCTTAATGAACTAAACAAAAATTCTCTTGCAAAGCAGAAATACAAAGACTACTACGAAGGCAACCATTCAATTCTGACAAGCTACCAAATGCAGGACAGCCGAAGCAATATGAGACTGGTATTTAATTTTCCCCGCAAGTTCGTGGATAATGAAACGGGATATATTCTCGGCAAACCCGTCAATTATATTTCCAAGTCGGATGATTTAGCAATTATAACTGCCATTGATAAGAATACGAGTCATTGGGATAAAGAACATAATATTAATCTGCGGAAGCAATCGGAAATCTATGGTGAAGCCTATGAACTTAACTATGTGAATACTGAAGGGGAGTTTTCAGCAACCATACTCACCCCTCTGAACGCTTATGTTTTGGAAGATGGATCTGCCGAAAGAAATGTGGTACTGGCTTTACATACCTTCACTAAGAAGTTTGATGATAAGAAATATCTTGATGTATATACTGCCAACGAGATCCTGCATTATGAATTGGGCAGTAACAGCAATAAATCATCCCTTAATCTGATTGGCATCCATGAGCATATCTTCGGCAGAGTACCTGTGACTGTATGCCCCGCCAACCATGAAAAAATAAGCGGCTTTCAGGATGTGATCAGTTTATTTGATGCCTACAACGCTTTAAATTCAGATTTGGTCAATGAGATAGCTGATCACCGCAATGCTTATCTAGTGATCGAGAATGCCAAAATCGAAGAAGAAGATTTACTCAAGATGAAGTCAATGGGGATTATTCAAGTCCCACAGGGAGGTAAGGTTAGTTGGCTCACAAAGGAAATCAATGACTCGTTTGTGAAGAATGAACTGGATAATATTGAACGCAAAATATATGACATGATGGATGAAGTCAACTTTAATGAGAGCTGGGCCAGCAACACTTCATCATTGGCACTTCGAAATAAACTACTTAATCTTGAGAACCGAGTGGCTATGAGAGAAGCATTTATGGAGAAAGTCATTAAGCAAAGGCTAAAGAATTTGTTTGTATATCTGCAAAAAAAAGAAGGCAAATTCTATGACTATAGGGATGTCGCAGTAAAGTTCACAAGAAATCTTCCGACAGATATGGTTGGACTAGCGGATGTCATTGTCAAAATAAAGGATATCTGTTCACAGGAAACTTTGCTCTCCTTATTGCCATTTGTGGAATCGCCAAAAATCGAGATGGATAAGTATAATGCAGAGCAACTAAGCAGGGATTCCCAATCAAGTGAAGCTGACTCTACTACACAGACTCAATTTGTTGTATAAATACGCGCTGTAAGCCTTCAGATTCATCCAGTAGGGTAAATATACCCCTACTGCTTTTATATGCCTAAAGTGAGCCAATATAAAGTGATTTTGTTTTTAAGCAAATGCCATGAATCCATTGCTATAAGTGGGTTTGTGGCATTTTCGCTTTAATATTAATTTGCCCGTTTTGAGAAGGGATTGGAGGTGAAAGTTTGGTGGCAAGATTAAGCAAATTGGAGAAGGAGGATTTGATATTTTGGATTAATGCAAAGGGAGAAATTGAGTATCACAAAAAGTGTGCAAGGTGCAGTTATGAGTGCAAACAATCCTTTAGATGCTTAGAAGTTCTTTGTCCCATATATCAAAGGAGATAATAGTTTGTCCTGGGTATGACGTTAAACTGCTTAATATAGAAGCGTTTCTGGTTTGAATGAGTCAGAAGGGCAATTTGAAAGGGGAATGTAGTTATGACGTTAGAAGAAGTAAGAAAGTTCATGGAAGAAAACAAAGGTAGTGATGAGGTCAAAGCATATCTTCAGGGGTTAGTAAGCGTTGAAGGGGTGCAGAATTTCTTCACACAAAATGAGGATGGTAAGAGATGGCATGACAGTGAAAAAGACAAGCATTTAAACAAAGGTCTGGATACTTGGAAAGCTAATAATCTGCAAAAGGAAATTGATAAAAAAATCTATGAACTATATCCAGAGGAAACGGATGATAAGAAACAGCTCAGAGAACTCAATGCCAAAATAGAAACGATGGAGCTTGAGAAACAGAGGGAAGTATTCAAGAACAAAGCTCTTACAATTGCTGCCGATAAAAAGCTTCCTATTACTAAGATTGTAGATTTGTTTATTTCAGATAATGAAGAGGACACTCTATCCAAAATTGGTAGGTTTGAAGAGATCTTTGGGTCTTCAGTTCAATCTGCTGTGGAAGAAAGACTAAAGAGTAATAGCTATACTCCACCGAATAATGGCGGTCAGAATAACCAACCACAAAATCTTAATGACGCTTTAAAGAACTATTATTCCGAAAAAAATAAAGGTTAAAATTGAAAGGGGATTGATTATTAATGATTACATTAGCACAAGCAAAACTAAACACACAGGATGCCATTCAAGCAGGGGTTATCGACGAATTTAGAAAGAGTTCTTTCATTTTGGACAATATGACATTTGATGATGCTGTTAGCCCTGGAACTAACGGAGCCACTTTAACTTATGGTTACACTCGATTGATCACTCAACCGACTGCGGCATTTAGAGCAATTAACAGTGAATATTCTTCGCAAGAAGTCACAAAGGATCGATATACTGTTGAACTCAAACCATTCGGTGGATCATTCCAAATTGACAGAATTATTGCCAATACTGGAGGTTTAGTTGATGAAGTAAACCTACAAGTACAGCAAAAGGTAAAGGCAGCAAGGTCATTATTCCATGATACCATTATCAATGGCGATTCCGCTGTGGATGAGAATTCCTTTGATGGTTTGAATAAGGCAATTACAGGGTCAAGCACAGAATTCAATGCCGGAGCCTATATTGACCTTTCTACATCGGCAAATGTGGATACCAATTATAAAGAGTTCCTCGACTTGCTGGATGAATTTCTATCTAACCTTGATGGTACTCCAACCTTCCTTGGCGGGAATTCAAAACTTATAACAAAAATTAAAGCAGTAGCAAGAAGGGCAGGATATCTCACTCAAAGTGAAGATGCTTTTGGCAAGAAAGTCGATGCTTATGATGGAATTGTTCTTGTTGATCTTGGTGCGAAGGCCGGAAGCAATGATCCAGTCATTTCGATACTGGATACTAGAAAACCAAACGGTACAGATACAGTAACTGGTCTAACTGATCTTTATGCTGCCAGATTGGCATTAGATGGTTTCCATGCTGTATCTTTAGCCAGTCAAGACTTGGTGAAGATTTGGTTGCCTGACTTTGCAACTTCGGGAGCAGTCAAGAGTGGAGAAGTTGAGATGGTTGCTGCTGTGGCTCTTAAAGCGACCAAGAGTTCTGGAGTCATGAGAAATATTAAAGTGGTTTAATGGGAGGTAAAAACAATGGCAAAGATATACAGCAATAATAAACAGTATAATGGTATATCTGCTAGTGTAAACTTTATCAATGGGGTGGGGGAGAGCAATCTTCCTCATCTTCTTGCTTGGTTTCAGGAAAATGGATACACCATAGTAGAAGATAAAAGGGGGCCTAGCATATATGATTCGATGGCCTATAAGGAAATGACTGATTTGGCGAGAGATCGTGGCTTTAATGGTATCGGCCTCAAAAAAGAAGATCTGATCAAAGCCTTAATTCTCTGGGACAAAGAACATATAGAAAAAGCAGAAGAAACTGAGACAGAAGCAGAAATGGAGGAATAGATCATGCTGGAAATTGTAAAGATGCTACTTGGCATTGAATCATACGATACATTGAAAGACGATCTTCTGAATCACTATATCAAGCAAGCTTTAAAGTCTGCTCTTGTTTACTGTAATGTGACGGAATTACCGCCAGAGCATGATGACACCATCGCTGATTTGGCAGTTTACTTCTATAAAAATAGAGATAGCTTGGGTTATAAGCAACAGGTACAAGGAGAAAGAAGTGTTACGTTTGAAGGCAGCGGTATTCCTGAATTTATCAAATCAGCTTTACCGCTTCCCAAGATCAAGGTCGGGTGTTGATGAATGTTTAAAGATACCCCAATTAGAATCTATTCAACACCTGATTCTGCCTCATACATAAAATCCATTGATGCAGATATACAGCCATTTAATAAAAGCATTGCCTTTGAAGATGGCTACCAAATAGATATAATCAGCAGATTGTTTTGTGATATTGACGAGTCAATAACTGAAGAAAGCTATGTTGAATTTGCTAATGAAATGTACAAAGTGATGGAGATCAAAAAATGGGATGATTACTTGGAAGTATACCTGTACAAGTTGAAAAGGCAGGTGTTGTAATTTGCAGGAGATTGGCGGTATGATTGATTTTTTCCTCTATGAAAAGGGAGAAAGCATCAAGGTTAATGAAACAGAGCAGGTAGCCTTAATCGTGGATGCCGTGGATAAATTAACCTATTATGATGACAAACTTATCCGGTGTAAGTATCAAATCAAAACGGGTGATATTATAGAATACAATAATTTGGAATATATCATTATCAGCCAAATTGACAAGGAAGAGAATTCATATAAGGCAAGGATGAGAAAAAGCAGTTATAGGATAGCATTTAACTGGTCTGGCAACATCAAATGGTTTGACTGCCTTGAAGAGAGTAAAGTGTTTGATGTTACCTCAGGTACTTATATTTCATACGCTTCAGGTAATATTTATGTAACGGTGCAGAATAATTCCGATACAAGAAATATCAGTATAAACCAGAAGTTCTATGTAACCAACCAGGTATTCAAAGTTACTGGAATTGATAAATCCCAAGAAGGTTTAATCAAGTTTAATTGTTCCTTGGATTCTATCAGTACACAATACGATGATGTTGAGGGAAATATTGTGGACAGATGGAGATATGAAACAGGGCATACCTATACATTGACCATTGACAACGGGGATACCGCCAATGTTCTATTGAATGATATCATTTCCTTGAATGTGGATGTTACTGATAATGGAATTGCTGTAGAAAATCCTATAGTCACATTTTCAAGCGGTGACTCAAATATCGTAAGCGTTGATAATTCAGGCAAGGTCATGGGAATTGCTCTTGGTCAAGCAATAATAAGTGCAAAGCTCAAATATCATGATGCTATTTCAGATTCAATTACAATTACCGCTGTTGAGACTCTGACCCATAGCTACACAATAGATATAACTGGAAGTATCATTATAAAGCTTGGGCAGAGCCAATCATATGTTGCCCATATATTGGATAACGGTACAGAGGTATTTGATAAATCAGTGGTATGGAGCGTAAGAAACCAAGATGGAACAACTTCTCCTGCCTATGCTAGCATAACCACAAGTACAGGAAATAGCGTTACAATAAAAGCCATTAGCAGCAGTACATATGCAAATAGATATATAGTTCTAAAAGCAACGCTATCGGATGATGAGGAAGTATTTAAAGAATTCATAGTACAACTTAAGAGTTTATTCTAAGGGGCTTGCCGAAAGGTAAGGCCCTTATTTTTTTGTAGAAATAGAAATTAAATATATAAGAGAAAGGGGAAATTTGTTTTTGGAGAATCAGCAAAACGTTGAGTATTTACTGAGTGTTCATTATCTCAAGAAATTGAGAGAAAAAGGCTTAATTACATATGAGCAGTATGATGAAATAGATAGACTGAACAGAGCAACATTTTTAAGGGGTAGTGGGCGTAAAACCGCCTAATACCCTATTCTTAACTTTACTTATTGCCACGCAAATTATATTGTGTGTGTACCAGAATGCTATATATTAGGAAGGAGATTTTTTATGGCAAATGCAAATCCATCTAAAAAGGTTCAAGTATTACAGCCAGTTATAAAGCAGGTTCTTGAAGGAGAAGAAAATCAATCAAATAAGAAGAGAGTTTGTGCTTATTGTAGAGTGAGTACAGATTCCGAAGAACAGATAAAAAGCCATGATGCTCAGGTAAGCGAGTATAAAAAGAAAATAACTGACAATCAAGATTGGGAGTTCGTTGATATCTACGCCGATGCCGGAATCAGCGGGACAAATGTTAAACATAGGCTTGCCTTTAGTCGTATGATTAGGGACTGCGAAAGTGGTAAGATTGATCTTGTGATAACAAAGTCCATTTCGAGATTTGCTAGAAATACAGTGGATTGCCTAAAGCACGTCAGAGAACTAAAGAATATTGGAGTAGAGGTATTCTTTGAAAAAGAAAATATATATTCCTTTGATCCAAAGATAGAGTTGGTTCTAACCATGCTCAGTTCGATTGCTCAGGAGGAGAGTCGCAATATTTCAGAAAACACCAAGTGGGGCCTTAAAAAACGCTTTAAGGATGGAGTTGCCATTTG